CATGATTATGATTGCGATGAAAAACCGGAGTGGATTGAAACCGATTTCTCGGCGAATGACATGACGCAGTGTCGCGATGTTGTGCTGTTTGAAGTGTCCATGATGAGACTCTTGGGTTGTCCAGAATGGTTTGTGAGGCTTCATTTGAAGTCTGGCAAATTCATTGTTAGTTCAAAACAACACAAGATCAGGGCTCATTTGGAGCACATGTTACCAACAGGCGCAACCGACACCACGTTTAGGAATACGCTGTGGAATGGTATCATATTGTACTCTTTCCTGCGTGCTGTGAAAGCCAGGAAAAGTAGTGCAATGATACTAGGCGATGATATGCTGGCCAAGGTTTACGGTTTGAAGAGGTATGCCTGCAAGACATACATTGCTATTGCTAGTGAGGCTAGGATGCAATGTGTGGCCTTTAGACGCGACTGCCTTTTCAAGTGCTCTTTCCTTTCAAAGTTTTTTGTTCCTCGTCGCGATGGAATGCACCTTACGGTCCCCATTTTGGGCAAAGCCATCGCACGTTTTAACATGAGGGCAAATTATAATGAAGGGTTGAGCGATGCCGCTTACATGGCTGGCAAATCAGTGGGGTACGCCTACGAGTTTCGACACTTACCGCCCGTTAGGGATATGTTTTTGAGGAGATTCTTGGTTGAGTACCAAGACGTGCGCGCCAAAGAGAAGGCTGCTGACGCTATTGATATTAGCTGGAATGCCAGATCTGCTGGTGTGACCCTCCACAACATCCGTCAAAAGATTGTTGTGGAGGACCACATCGGCGAGGATGACTTTTTTTATCTTTTGCTATGAGCGTTATCACCTTTACTCGTCTGACGTCCTTGATCTCTTTGAAGACGTTATCCTTTCCAGGGATAAAGTTGATGTTCATGGAGTCGTCGTGGATATCCTAGCAGTTGACTTCCTGTAGCTAGGTTTGCCTAGTTGCCGGGTGTGAATTTGGGTATCCGGTACGACTACCGTCAACCCACCAATTGGTTCACT